TATTAAAGTTGCGTCGCTAACGGGTGGCATTAAACTTGCTTTCGCCGTAGCGGTAATATCGCTTGTTAATGTTCCATTTACTTTGTCATTAAAAGCGTTGTAAAGTGTTGTAAAACCAAAACCACCATTACCATCAATAATTATCGTGCTATGAGCATTTGTCGTCCAACCGAGTGGCGCAACGCTTGTGCTACCCACATAAACTAACGCTGTAATAGGAAATGGATTGGGATTATAAAGTTCAATGTGGTAAGAATTAGTCGCATAAGATAAGTTTTTAGAAATCAACGGCAAGGGTTTTTGTTGGTATCTACCCCTTATTTTACCCCTATAACCACCATTGAAATTAATATCAATGCTCTCAACTATTACCATTTTGTTATCCACTCTAATCGCGTCCAAAGTTTCAATACTTGGGTCAATACGACACTCGAACTCAATCGTTTTATCCATAGCATAAATGCTATCAACATATTGTTGGACTAAACCCTTTTGAGCGTCGTTATCATAAAGCAAATAACTATAAATAGTTTTCTTATCATTGTCTTGGTAATACTCTAAATCAACGTAGTATGCCTCAACATTAAATACAGCATTTACCGAGGTTGGATTAAAAACAATTTTATCGTTATATGTAGTTGTTAAGTGAGAAATTGATGGACTTGCGGGATATGTTTGTCTCATATAGAAATCTATACAATTATCATATAAGTTAAACGTTGTCGTTCTATTATTATATGTAGTGTGTTCGCCAATAAATGTCCTTGCCACATTAGTTCCCACTCTCTTGTATGCGCCACAAACAATAGCGTCTTTTTCTTCCTCAATTAATCTAATCTTAATATTTCCATAAACGTTCTTTTTGTTAAATGTAAAATACGAATAAGGGGAAGCAACTAAATCTATTCTATTGTTTACATCATCATATTTAAAACCGCAACAAGTGGTAATCGCAATATTTTGTAGCACCTCGCCATAAGTGATTTTAGAGGGGATAAACTTAATATTGAAATCAGTTATATTGCTTGTATTTATTGTCATCGATATATTTGTTGCTATGTCGTTTAAAACATAGGTTGCATATCCAAATAAAACCGAGCATTTATTTGTTAAGGTCATTAAGAGACTTTTTAACTTTATCGACATTGAAAAATCTTTATTGTCTAATTCCCAACTATCAATACACATTGTCTTTGGACTTGCGCCATCACCACCAACGATATAAACAATCTTAACTATATTGTTCTTCGTCGTTAAATAAGTCTTTGTCGCACTTGGCAAATTATTCCAATCTAAAACAACGATTGTTGCCTCTTCATTTGGATAAGTCTCACAAACATAAGAGTTCTTTCCCGAGTAAGAGTAAGACTTAATTGTTTGCTTATTTAAGATTTCAACATCATTGTTGTCTAAAACGCTTAAATCACAATCGGTTAAAAAGTTTTGCGCGTAATATGTATCCCAACTACTTGGTCTTGTTAATGCCATAATTACACCTCAATAAGTGATAGACTTACATTAGCGTATCCATTAATGCTTAAAATGTTTCCGCTACTATCATAATTTGCTACGATTTCAGCACTTTCACTAACTCTATCACCAACATACATTTGTTTGGTTTCCATTTGCCCCGTGATTGTGTCGTAGTAATAACAATCGAAAAAGAAATCTATTTCAAAGAACGAGGCAATTAGGGTAAATTGTGCTTGGGTTAAAAAGTTCCAAGACATTTCAATTTTTCTTACGCCACTCCTAATCACGTTTCCAATAACAACACCCTCACTATTTCTCGCACTATCGACAAGAGTTGAAGATGTCATTTTGTAATGAGAGGGGGCGGGTAAAAAGGTATATGGGGTTGTTGCCCCTACTTTTCTTACACCTACAAACTTGCCATTGTAATTACTTGCCATAGTTCATATTACCTCCCATTACGAGATTAGCACCAAAGTTATTTTGGCGTTTTGTAATCAAACGAGCGACCTCATAACCATCAAGTTCGATTGACACATTATTGCCACCGCTATCTTTCATCGCTTGTAAAACAGCGGTATAAATGCCTTGTGTGATTTGTTGGTTATTGGCGACCGCTGTTCTACCATCGCTAAATTGACCGACTAATTCATTATGGTTTGCCATAAAGATACCATCTTCGGGGAAACCACCCGTAGCAAAACCACCTTTAATCCATCTTATCAATTCACTTACGCCACCCGACAAGATACCCGCAACAACTCGTGCGCCCGTGTTATCACTATTACCCATACTTGCTTGGATAACCTCGTTAATGCCTTGTAAAATAGGGGCAATAAGGTTAAGAATATTACCAATTAAGAATAGGATTGGTAATAAAGGTTTTAAGCACACATCAATCAAATTGAACAAGATTGTCATAAGACTATTTATTCCATTTAACCCTTGGTCGCCAAGTCTAACAATTTGTGTTAAAAATGGTTTTAAGAGTTGTAAGAATAAACCAACAATATGTAAAAGGTCGCCTAACATTTCAATAAAGGAAATAAGAGACCCAATAACATCGCCCATTGTATCTTCAAGGATTGTGCTAATAATATCTATGATAACGCTTAATAAAGGTTGTAGTTTTTCAATAAAAACTTTTAGAGCGTCAAACAATGGTTTAAGAGCGACAATAAACTTTTGGATTGCGTCAGCAAGAGCATTATTGGTCTTTGAGGTTTCTTTCATTTCAAAGTTTCCACTACCACTTTGGTTGCCAATAACATTAAGTTCATCGATACCCGTCGATACGCTCTTTGCTTTTTTAAGACTATCAGTATAACTCTCAACGTTCTCTTGCGCCTCGGCAAACTCTTCTTGTCCTAACGCACCCGCAAATAAATTGCCAACCGAATTAAAAGCACTACCCAAACCCTCGGCAATCGTCAAGACTATCGGGGCAATCGCTTTAATAATTGGGGCAATTACACTAACTAATGTTCTTGCGATATAACTAAATGAACTTTTAATCTCACCAAACGCTTGGTCGAAATCTTTATCAACATTTGCTAATTCGCCAAACGCATTTGAAATCTCGGTAAAGATTTCTTGGATAATTCTTCTAACAACACGATATTTAAGGATATTTTTAAATTGTAAAGCGAGTTGCTGTAATCCACCCTTTTTACCTTTTTTATCGGTTTTGTCTAATTCCTTGTTTAATTTCTTTACCTCGTCAGTTGTCTTTGCTACCTCTTCATCAACTTTTTGGTCGCTCATTTTCCCGACATCACCAAACATTGAAAAGTCAAGTTTGCCACTTAATTTTGTATATGAGGTTATTGTTTTATCTAATTCTTTTTTGGTTGTTGGTGTAGTAAAAAGTGGCATTGTCTTACCACCAAACTTACTTGTCATATACTTAAACGCCATCACAATATCTTTGAGACCTTGTGAAACGTTTGTGAAATCGATTTTAGCAATATTTTTTAAGAGACCTTGTATCTCACCAACTCTACGAGTGTTAAGGTTTTTGGCGGTCTCGTTAAGAGTGTTTAGATTTTTGTTAAGTTTGCTAATACTCGCGTTTGCGTTTTTGCTATCAGCATTAATTGTAATCGTTAAGGTATCATAACTAACGTTTGCCATAATCTAAACCTCCTAACCTAATTTTTTACCGACCAAACTATCTAACTTGTGAACAATACGCTCAACCCTTTTACGTTCCGCCTCTTCTTGCTCTTTACGAGTAATAGGGATTGGACTATCGGGGTATTTAGCGTGAGAGTTCTTGCTAAAAGCGTTAGATAGACTTGTATTTAGAGCGATATGATTGTAGAGACCTTGTAGCCAAAGTTTCTCGTTCATACGCCTTGTTTTGAACTCTTCCGCCTCCATATAGTTAAGCAATAAGTATGGGTCATAATACCAATATTGTTCGTATGTCATACCTATTGTTAAAGCGTAAGAGAACAACTTATTAAAGTATTCTTCAATAGACGGGGGGTCGGTGTCTATTTCCTTACCCCCCATTTCAAGTTTTTTGCTTTCTTGTCTTTTTCAATGATTTCCAAAACGGATTGAACACTCTCTTGTAATGCCTCAACAAACGCTTGTAAATCATCGCCTAATGATAATAACCAACCCGCAATATCATCGTCGGTTGGCATATCTTTTTCGTGGTTTTTCAAGAGACCGCATTTAATCAATTTGACAGCACTATCAAACGTGTCGTCATTTTCGTCTCTTTCCGCCATTAATTTAACGATAGCAATACGATTGTATTCGATTGAATATTTTTTATCGTTAAAATCTAAATCAATAATTCTTGCCATTTCAAGAAACCTCCAAACTTGTTATTAAGCGATATTTTCTTTTTCGATTGTTGTCTTTGGTCTTAAAACAACTCTCATTTCGAGGACATCGCCAACACCACCACCGACTAATTCAGCATTAGCGGTTGCTTTGAACACCCAACGAGGGTTGCCCGAGGTTTCGCCTAATTGAATACCCCACCACGCCTCCGCGGTTTTGGTTTCGATTTCATCATATAAATCGTTATCAAAGTTAGCGGTAAACTCTAATTCATCGGGTAAGTTGTCTAAACCATCGATAAATGTATGGGCGGTATCACATAAAGTTGTGGTTTCGATTTGGTCTTTATCCGCGTTGTTTAAATCG